GTCGAGTACGACAATATCCTGTTCACCGGCAAAGAGACGGGCGACACTGCACTCGTAGAGATACAAGCCTCCCGATGCGAAATCATGCTTGACGAGAACCGCAAGCCGATAGAATATGAGTACGGAGGCCAGCTTTGGGTGGTTGAAAGAATGGTGTACGACCTCGGCAAAATCATTGAGCATAAAGTGAGCAGTCAAACTAAGGAGTAAACTCTAAAACGTAGAAGACTATGCCAAGAGCAAGAACATTGGTAGGACGCATCAACGGAAGCACTGGTGCATACCTCGGAAACTCTCGCCAGCGTGACACTAACGCTCGCGGAAACCGTATGACCAACCACACTGGTAACTATCGTAACATTCGCGCCGCTTTCGGCCTCTCAACTGGTTAAGCGATGACGAAGATGGAATCAGCCCAAAAGACGATAGCGGCTGTTAGGAGCAATTCTGACAGCTGCATCGTCTTTTGTTCGCTTGGTAAGGATTCCCTCGTCACTCTTGACTTGGTGAGCACTCAGTTTACTCGGATTGTCTGCGTGTTCATGTACTTTGTTCCCCAGCTGGAGCACATCGAGCGGTGGGTGAACTGGTGCAAAGCGCGTTATCCGAAAATCGAGTTTATGCAAGTTCCTCACTGGAACCTCTCATATATCCTTCGTGGTGGCCTCTATTGTGTTCCAAACCCGAAGGTGAAGCTCATCAAGCTGGCCGACGTAGTGAAGGCCATCCGACTGAAGACGGGAATTGATTACGTGTTTCTCGGAATGAAGAAGGCCGACGGTATGAACCGCAGGCTGATGCTAAAAGGCTATGAGGAGAATTGTTACATAAACAACCTTCAAGCCTATCCACTGGCCGACTGGAACCAAAAAGATGTGCTCGCCTACATGAAGCAGCGAGGCATCCCCGAACCAGTCAGATATTCGCTAAAAGCGTCAAGCGGCACGGGATTCAACATTGATTGCTTCCTGTGGCTTCGAGAGAACTATCCGCAAGACCTTCAGAAGATTTACAGGACTTTCCCCATGTCTGAACGGATATTGTGGGAATATGACCAAAAGAACCCGAAATGAGAAAATCAACAACCAGCCGCAGACCTTCCAAGGGAGGATGCGGCGGCGGTCGTAAAGGCCGGTAACAAAAATATAGGAGAGCAGTCGAATGGATTTGAGTAAATACATCAAAAGTGAGGTGGTGGAGATTAACCGCTCTGCCATACATCTTGCGGCATACAATCCCCGTGTCATCACCGAGGAAGAGAAGAAATCGCTGAAGCGCATCATCAAGAAATACGGCCTTGTCGGTGGTTTGGTGGTAAACAAGCGTACTGGCCTAACCGTCGTGAGCGGCCACCAGCGTATTACCGTCATGGACGAGCTTCAGAAGTACGACCGCAAGACAAAGGAGAATGACTACAAACTGCGTGTTGATGTGATAGATGTCGATGAGAAGACCGAGAAGGAGCTGAATATCGCCATGAACAACCCCAACGCGCAAGGTAAGTGGGATAACGACAAGCTCCGTGAGATGATTCCCGATATTGATTACAAAGATGTCGGTTTGTCCGAGGCTGATTTGTCACTCCTTGGCCTTGATTATATGTTCAAGACCGAAGAAGAAAACGACCTCGCCAACTCTCTCGGCGACCTCATGCAAGAGGTTGAGGAAGAGAACGAGGCCGAGAAAGCACAGCGGCAGGCCGAAAAGCAGGCCGAGAGAGCCGCGAAGGTTGCCCACATGAAGGAAGTAAAGGCACAGGTGAAGCAGGCGGCAGAGAAAACCGCTGGTGACATGGATGCCTATCTCATGCTTTCCTTCGATAACATAGAGAACAAAAACCGATTCCTCCAGCGTTTCGGATATGATGCCGATATGAAATTCGTCAAAGGCGAAGATTTCGATATGCGCTGCGAGGTCATAGACGATGGGGAGGAATAAGCCATGTCCGCACAAAAGAAATTCGACTACGACGGCAAAGACTTTTACACCGCCATCGGAAACCTCGCCAGTCGAGACTTCAACGACTACGAGATAGCGATGCACATTGGCGAAGAGGTGCGGAAAATCATTGAAAACAGGAACAATGAGGTTATAGATAATGCAGAGACCCCCGATGACATTGTCCTTGAAGATACTGAGAATATTCCCGACAGCCTCGCTCCCGAAGTTTTCTCGCGGATGAAAAACGGAAATTACGACAAGTGGACTGAGCAAGAGAACAAGCTGCGCTCCATGCTGATAGGTCAAGCCTTGTCGCAGGCGCGTGTCAAGCTCAACCTCCTTTACAAAGGCGTGTATGACAAACTGGCGATGGGTAAGTGGAAAACCAAGACCACAACGAAGGTAGAGAAGAATACCATTAACAAAGAGGGTACTCCCTACACCGAAACAATCACCACCACCACCGAGCAAGAGCTGCCTCCGAATATGCAAGCCCTTACAACGTGGCGATTCAACCACGACCCCGAATTTAAGAAGACGCTCCAGCAGATGAAGAAGATGGACGTTTCGCTTGAAGACAAGACCATCGACAAAATCAAGGTCAACATCGTGTATAACAAGAAAGAAGATACCGAACTCCAAGAGAAGAAGCAATGAGTGAACTGAACTTTACCTGTACTCCCGTATTTGCCCGAATGATGAAAGCTCACGATTCGGGCAAGTTCAAGGTGTACGTCTTTGAAGGCGGCTCCCGTTCATCAAAGACCTATTCACTCATCCAGTTCTTTATCTTCATGGCTCTCAACTCCGACGAGAGAAAGCGTGTTGTCCTGTCTCGTAAGAAAGGCACTTGGCTCAATGCTACCGTATGGGAGGATTTCAAGCTCATACTTACCGACATGGGGCTGCTGGGCAAGGTGTATATCAATAACTCTTCCCACATCATCAAGATAAAGAACTGGGCATTTTGGTTTGTCGGCCTCGATGACCAGCAGAAGCTCCACGGCCTAACGTCCGATATATTTTGGATAAACGAGGCAATGGAGGCCACCAAGGATGACTTCGACCAGATGGAGCAGCGATGTGCCGACTTCGCCGTGCTCGACTACAACCCCACGGAGGAAGAGCACTGGATATACGACAATGTTTGTTCGCGCCCCGATTGCTACTTCGACCACTCCACGATGCTGGATAACCCCATGATTCCCGAAAACATGAGGCGCAAGATTCTCTCCTATGAGCCTACCGAAGAGAACTACAAGAACGGCACCGTTGACGAGCGCAAATGGAAGATTTACGGCCTTGGCCAGCGAGCAAAGCTGGAGGGTCTTATCTTCAGCAAATTCTCGCTCATCAAGGAGATTCCCTTCTATGTCAAACGCAAATGGCGAGCCTTGGACTTTGGTTTTACCAACGACCCGACGGCCATCGAGACGGTTGCCTTCCATGATGACTGCCTGTATTTGGATGAAGAGTGCTACGCCACCCACATGACAACGCCCGACATCATCAACACAATAAAGGAACTCCCCGAAGCCCGAACCCGTAAGATATGGGCAGACAATGCCGAGCAGCGAGAGATTACCGAGATACATAACGCTGGCCTCCCGATTCAGTCCACGACGAAGGGGGCTGGCTCCGTCCTTTTCGGCATCGACTTCATGCAGGGTCTGAAGCACATCTACATCACCGAGAAATCATTGAACATTCATAAGGAGTTCAAGAACTACACTTGGCAGCAAGACCCGAAGACGGCACGATTCATAAATGTTCCTTGTGATAACTATAACCATGCTATCGACGGCATCCGTTATGTCTGCTGGATGGAGCTGTTAGGTCACGCATACCGCAACATGGACGGGAAGAAATCTTATAACGGATATTTCTAAAAGTTTGTAATATGAACAGCATCAACGAAATCTTTGCACTCCCGACATGGGAAGAGAGAATCACACTTATTAAGAACTCACGACGGACACCAATGCCCGACGTTAAACGTCTTATGGAGGCTTGGTACACCGACAAGCACAGGGTCTTTGATAAGAAGTTCCGCAAGAACATGAAGACGCTGGTCAAGGAAGAGTATTATGACACGAAGGGCGTTTTGCACCCTGCCGAGTTCGAGGATGAAGAGGTGGCACGTATCGGCCTCCCCATCGAGCAGGACATCGTGAACATTCACGTCGCTTTCACCGTGGGCAATGAGCCGCAGCTGAAGGCCGACACCGAAGACAAAAATGAGCTTGACTTGCTGAAGGTGGTGCGCAAGACTGGAGCCGACAATAAGCTCAAATTCCAAAACAAGCGTGAGATGAGGGCATGGCTGGCCGAGACGGAGGTCTGCGAGTATTGGTATCGACACGATGCCAGCGGCTTTTGGCGCAAGGTATGGAAGAAGGTTGCCTCCTTGGTCGGCATCACCATACAGCCGAAGTATAAGATGAGGATGCAGATATGGTCTCCCTTCAGAGGCGATAAGTTGTACCCGATATTCTCGGACAACGGACACGATTACCTCGGCATAGGTCGCGAGTACGAGTATAAGCTGGCCAATCACTCCACGATGCACTGCTTCATGCTTGTCACCGAAGAAGAGGTGTATATGATTCAGCGCGGAGAGAGTGGCAGCTGGGTCAACGCAGATGGC